CTGATTTGGCTGGTGCTGGTATGCCTCTATTCCCAGATGAATTTCTTGAAGATGAGCTAAGAAATGCTGCTGACCTTCCTAAAAAAGAAGGCGATGCAATTCAAGATGCGTTTACAATTGAAGATGAAACTGGCGAAAAGATTTAGCCATGTCAAGCATATCTATTGCTGAAAAATACGAACCTAAAATATATAAGGCTTTAATTAATATCTTTGAAGCCTTGCGTAAAGAGTTTATTCAAAAAGAGTTTATTCAGATTCTTGAAGAAGACGGGTTGCAAGCGTCGGTTGACTACCTTGAAACTCTTGTTACAGAAGAATTGATTGACTTTTACCTTGTGAACACATTGAACAATGCAATTAATGATGGCGGTAATTATTTTTGGGAAGAAGTCCCTAAAGAAGCTAAGGAAACAAATTATTTTGCATATTTGTTGTTTAGTTATTTAACAGTAAACCAGGTTACAAACTACCAACACAATTTAGCACAAACAATTAAGAATAATACACTTGAAGGGTTAAGGCAAAAACTATATGCAAGTTATGTGCCAAATATAAATTACACCAGACTTGCAAGAGAGCTTAGAAATACAATCGGATTAACTGCAAAGCAGGAATTAGCCGTCAGGAATTATGAAAATAATTTAAGGAATTTAAATCGAGATGCATTGAGACGAGCTTTAAGGGATAAGCGCTTTGACCCTTCAATTTTAAGATCAATTAAGAACGGAACACCTTTAACCGACGAACAAATAAACAATATGGTTAACCGATACAGAGAAAGAATGGTTAATCATAGGGCGTTAACACTTGCAAGAACTGAAGCTTATAGGGCTGTTAGTTTAGGACAATATACAGCAGGAATACAGGCTTTAGATGCCGGAGCTGTTGACGGAAACAAGGTTCGCCGTTTCTGGGTGCATATGCATGATTTAAGGGTGCGTGATGCTCATAGAGCTGTGCCAGGAATGAACCCTGAAGGCGTACCGTTAGATGGTTATTTCCAAACACCTTTAGGGTTGATGAGATATCCTCGTGATCCTGCGGGTGTTCCTGAAAATGTTTATAATTGCCGTTGCTGGGTAAAAATAAAAAGGATATAAGCAAATATTATGCCAAAAAAAGAAATTTATTTTGAATTTGGTGATTATATGGTAAATGTTAAAAAAGTACCGGATCAGTCGGGACTTAGGAATGTAATTCAGCACACTTATTATTTAAAAGAGGACATTAACAATGATAGATTCCCAAAAAAGAATGACATTCAGTTATAATAAGAGTTTTCAAGAACGCTGCAAGTGGTTCATGTATCAGCATGCCAAAACTGTTCTTGAAGATGAAACACCTGATACAAATGACTTGAAACTTGCTCAAAATGTTTGGGCTGGTGGTCTTGATTATCAGAATGTTGCTTTGATTATTATGACCAATGCCACAATCGGATCACATGTTGATAACGACGAAAATATAACCGATTCTGAAATACAGTATGTAATCAGTACAGAAAACAAGTTTAATACCATTGCACAAACACTTGTAGCAGCAGGAGTGATTTAAAATGGCTGTTTCCATGGCAAACATATCAGGGGATATTGGCAGTTCTGTTTCAGTTGCAGGGAGTGCAACAACTTGGAGCGGTTCGGCAATATCGTTACTCAGCACTGAAAGAGGACAGGAATTAAGACTGTTTATAGATGTTACGTTTAACGCCTCTGCTTCGGGTAATGCAATACTGCACATTAAACGGGATAGCGACACAAACTCAGGAACATACGCCAAAACAATAGAAGTTAGTGCCGGAAATACAGTTCATGTTGAACATCCTGTTTTGTCTCCTTTTCAATACCTGGATATTGCAATTGAAAATGAGGACGCGACCTATTCTCTTACATACTCTGCACGTTATGAGGGTATGAAAATTACAGGTCTGTAATGTATATTGTAGGGAAATATTACCAAGGAAATCCAGATAAGAAACCTGAGCAATGGGGTAGTATTGCTGATGTTCAGTATGCTGTTCGGCATTGGTGTGAGGAATGGCTTGGTGTTGATTATCCCAAACTTATATTCGCTGTACCGGGGTGGCAAGGAACGGATAAAAAAATAATTGATTTGGGGTACAAAAGTAACGGATTCGGAACCCAACTTGTGAAAGGCACTTTTGATAAAAAATACGGCATTAATCTAATTAATCCTTCTTATGCGTATCTCAATAGCACCCTTCATAATAATGATGGTGAAGAGTTCTCGCTTTTTTTTGATTTTATAAAGAGAGGTTCTAGTACATCTCAAGCTATATTAGCTGGGTATGATAATCAGATCTCATATGGTTATGTTGCTGTTTATCCAAACACAAAAGCACGAATACGTTTTGCTGATTTAGCAGATTTTACGAATATTAAAGTTTTTGATAAAAGAAATCAATTAGTTTTTGTTTGTGATAAAAACAAAAATGTCAAAGCATATCAAAATGCATTGCTAAAACAAACTATTTATGTTCTAAACACTGAATTTGATTTTAATCAGATAGGATCACCTTCAGGCCCCTATTCAATTGATGATGCTACTATTTACAATAGTTTTGGTTTTAAAACAGCGTTAAACACACAACATGTTGAATTATTGAGTAATCAACCAAGTAACCTATTTCAACCAGTCTCAAGACCGATTTATTTTGATTTTACGGATTTGCCAGAACCATCTGTTTTTAGCTTAGATATGTCGTGGAAAATAAAAAACATATCAAGTAAAAACTCATCATATAAAATTTATGGTGAAAATGACAAATCTTTAGCATGGAAACTTTTAAATGAGCAGAGTAAAGATTTATCTTGGTTAATTTTTGATTTATCGGAAAAAGAAACAGCTTGGAAGGTTTTAAATTTAAAAGAACAAGACACAGGTTATAAAATTTTCAATGAACAAACAAAAAACACGACTTTTAAAATACGAAACGAAACAACAAAACAAACACAATACAAAATATTAAATCAGGCACAAAAAGAACTTGCTTGGAAAATATTAAGCTCAGGTGTTTTGAGTCAAGACATATCCTGGAAAATCTTAAACGATATTTCAAAACAATCATCATACAAGATATTCAATAAAATCGAAAAAGACATATCTTGGCAGATATTAGGCATTAATCAAGCCAGTGTTAATCTTGCATGGAAAATAATTACCCAAATTGAGCAAGTTGTTGAATGGAAAATTAAAGATGAAAACAGCTCCGATTTAGCATGGAAGATTTTAAACGAATTATCATTAGATACTAGTTTTAAAATATTTGAAATAAAATCGCATGATTTGGCATACAAAATTTTTAACGAAATTGAAAAAGATATTTCATGGAAAATCATTTCAGGTGTTGAAACTAAGACAATAGATTTTACAGCAACAAAAAGAATCCTTGATTTTAATTCAGAACAAAAGATTTATGCTTTTAATTCAAAAACAAGAACTTTGATATTTTATCAAAAGGAAAGGAAATAAATATGGCAGCGACATTGGTTTTTAGATTAACAGGCGGTGCAAGTAACAGCGACCCTGATGCATCTCTTGGCGGTGTTATGAGTAGCACAGAAATATCAGGAACAGCATTGAATAACCTGTTTGATGATGTTTCACCGGATGAGGCTACATCTGGCAGCACTGAATATAGGATGATTGATATTTATAATTCAGGTGATGCAGAAGCAACAAGTGTTGAACTATATACAGACCCGAACACATCAAGCACAGACACAAGCCTTGAACTTGGTCACGATGCAACAAACAACCCACATACGGCAGGTGCTGATCTTGAAACACTGGCAAACGAGACGACAGTTCCGGCAAGTCCAGTAATTGCCTTTGCTGTGCATGATTCGGGTTCAAAACTGACAATACCAAATATTCCATCAGGACAGGCGGCAAGAGTATCAGTAAAAAGGATTGTTTCTGCTGGTGCAACGAATACTTCAAGCGATTCTGCAACATTGAAGGTTCAGTTTGCTTAATTTTATGAGGTGTTATTATGCAAAATCTTAATCCGGCAAAGCAACCGTGGGAAGTGTTGCCAATTACAATGGATTTTTCATCAAACATGAATGACGGTGAAAGTATTGTTTTATTGTCAAGCGAAATTGCTGTTTACAATCAGACTACCGGAACAGATGTCACAGCCAGTATGCTTGTTGATGGTTCTCTTGAAGTTATTGATAATACCAAGATGCAGGTATCTATTCAAGGCGGCGATATTGACAATGTGTATTGCTTGAGTTTTAGGGCTTATATTTCAGATAACAAAAAGCTTGAAGAAGATATAAAATTCAGGGTAAAAGATTGTTAGCAATTTTTATGCCAAAAAGTATTGATTTTATTTTAAATGTTTGTTACTTTAATAAAAAAGGAGTTTGGCATGCCATTTGCAAGCAACAAAGAATTGCCTGAAAACATTAGAAATAACCTTCCAGAAAAAGCTCAAGATATTTGGAGAAATACTTTTAATTCTGCTTTTGATAAAAATAAAGATGAAGAATCCGCAATGAAACAGGCTTGGGGTGCTGTTAAAAATGCCGGATATTCTAAGGATGAATCTGGTAATTGGGAACTTAAAAAAGCTGAAAATATTTTTAAAGCTCAATGTGAAGTAACAGGAGTTGATGGTCAACTCGGTATTGTCTTTGGGTGGGGCATGGTTACTGATATAGATGGACAGCCTTATTATGACCTTGATGATTTGCATATTAATTCAGAAGTTATGGTTAAGGCAACATCACAATTTATGGAAGGTCAAAGAACTTCCAATGATATGCATACAAGCCGAGATGTTGGGATTGTAGTGCATTCTTTCCCATTATCGCAAGATATCGCAAAAGCGATGGGTGTTAGTTCAAGGATATCAGGTTGGATGGTAGGTGTTAAGCCTTCAAAGGATTTACTTGAAAAGTTTATATCCGGTGAATACACAGGATTTTCAATTGAGGGTGAAGGTGAACTCATTGACATATAAGGAAATAAACAATGAGATTTGACGGAAAGACAACAAAACAAGAGGCAAAAGATATAAAAATTACAAAATTGTCTGTTGTTAAAAGGCCAGCTCATGAAGGTGCGTTGGCTAAAATAATAAAATCAACTGAGTTAAACAATGCCGTTCCTTCGGCACAAAACACAAACAAAGGAGACGTTAATATGGATCAGAAAGAGCTTAATGATTTTGTCGCTAAGCAGATTGCTGATGCTGTTGCTCCGTTGCAGGAATCACTTGCAAAAGCTGAAGCAATGGCAAAAATGACAGATGTTGAAAAAGAGTATGCGTCAACACTTGATGATGAAAAGAGAAAAGAATTTATGGCTATGTCCCCTGAAAAGAGGAAAGAACTCATGGATTCTAAGAAAGACATCAAAAAGTCTGACGAAAATGTAAATGAAGAAACTTTTGAAATGAACGGCAAGACCATTAAAAAATCTGCTGTTGGTGAAGATGTTTTCTTTATCCTTAAAGCTCAGAAAGAGGAAAACGAACTCACAAAACAGGCCCTTGCCAAGGAAAAAGACGCAAGGGAAATGCAGGAGCTTGCGAAACAGGCAAAAGGTCTTTATCCAAACTTGCCATGCAAAGACATTGAAAAAGCAGCTGTACTTAAAGCGATGTCATCAATGCCTGAGTCAACCAAGAAAACTCTTGAAACAATGCTTAAAGCAGGTGATGAAGGCCTTAAACTTTCAAAAGCGTTTGATGAAGTTGGGTATGCGGTGGATGAAAACTCTTTTGATGAAAGTCCGCTTACAAAATTGAATAAAATGGCTGAAGATATCGCTGAAAAAGAAGGCGTTTCTTATCATACAGGCTATATGAAGGCTCTTGATACACCTGAAGGCATGAAACTATACAACCTTACACAGGTTAAAAGATAATAGGGGGGGTTAAAATGAGTTATACAGAAAATATGGATCTAATTTCTGTTGAAGCATCTGCTGATTTGTCTGCTTCACAGTATAAGTTTGTTGATATTAATGCCGATGGCCAGATCGCTGTTGTAGCCACTAAGGGTGCAAAATGCGTCGGTGTTTTACAGGATAAACCGTCTGCCGCTGGCCGTGCTGGTGCTGTTGCTGTTGGCAATGTTTGCAAAGTCGCTGCTGGTGCTGCTGTAGATGCTGGCACTGAGGTTATTTGCGATACAACCGGAAGGGCTATAGCTAAAGATGCGGCTGGCCAGTTCGTCATGGGAACAGCAAGGGAGACCGCCACTGCCGCAGGCGATATCATCGCTGTAATGATTACAAAGTATCAGGCTTCGGCTTAATAAGGAGGACATATAATGAATTTTTCAAATTTTGCTTCTGCACCAATCATAAAACATTCACCTTCGCCTGGTGATGTACATGTAAACCAGCCACTGACAAACGTTGTTACGGCTTATCTTCAGAACCCTGCTCATTTTGTGGCATCGAGTGTTTTTGCTAACGTTCCGACACCTAAACAATCAGATGTTTATTACAAATTTGACAGGTCTTATTTTAATCGGTCTGAAATGGCTGTCCGTGCGCCTGGAACTGAATCAAGGGGTGCAAGTTTTGGTATTTCAACTTCTGACCCTTTTTATTGTCCTGTGGCAGCTGTTCATTATGATATTCCTGAAGAAGTAAGAAAAAACTCTGATTCAATGCTTAACATGGATCGTGCAATTTCTGAGTTTCTTGCAAGACAGGCACTTATCTATAAAGAAAAGATTTGGGCTAATAAGTATTTTAAATCTGGTGTTTGGGGCACTGATAAGGATGTTAACTGGGCTGGAACTTCCGATGATCCTATTGTGAACATTAGGGCAGGAAGAACAACTGTTCTACAGAACACAGGTTATGAACCAAACATTCTTGTTCTTGGTAGAAAAGTTTATGACACTCTTGCTGACAATGCTGATATTGTTGCAAGGGTTGACGCCGGACAGACACCTGGTGGGCCTGCTCTAGGTGGTAAAAATAGAGTTCTTGAAGCTATGAAAGCTCTGTTTGAAGTTGACGAAATTTATATTATGAATGCAATAGAGAACACAGGAAAAGAAGGTGCTGATGAAAGTTCAAGCTTTATCGGCGGAGATCATGCACTACTTGCATATAAAGCACCTGTGCCAGCAATCATGATGCCTTCAGCAGGTTATACTTTTAACTGGACAGGATTCGGCGGTGCTGGGCCTGCTGGTGCAAGAATCAGAAAATTTTATCTCGATAAAGAAAACGCTGACAGATACGAGCTTGAAATGGCTTTTGATTGCAGCCTTGTTGCTTCTGATCTTGGTTACTTTTTCCCTAATGCTATAATCTAAAATATTAGAGGGCTTTAAGCCCTCTTTATTTATCAGGAGTATCTAATGAAAGAGTTTCTAAACAAAAGAGAACCTATAATCGCCATAAAGGAATTTAAATTTTTAAATAGAATATATAAGAAAGGCGATTTGTTTGACAGAAGAAGGGTTAAGATAAGAATCCATACATTGAAAAGATTCATGGATGGTGGATTTCTTTGTTTCGCAAAAAGTATGGACAAAAAAGAGCTTGAGTCTTTGGGTTGGTCTTATGATAGTTCAAACAGTTCCAGATATCCTCTTTTGAGGGTTGAGGATAAAAAGACTATACCTGAACATGAAGAAGATAAAAGCACAGCTGAAACTGAAGATGCAGAGCTTGGTGGCGATGTACAGAGTGAAGATGTTGAAACTAAAAATGAATCTGTAGAACATAAAAAGCAGATTAAATTTAAAAAGAATGTCAAAAGAAAATAGCGTAATTATTCTTATGCAATAATTATGCCAAAATATATTTATCTTTTTAAAAAGATATTGTATATTAGTAAAAAACAGGAGTTGTTATGGCGACAATAGAACAAATCAGAGCATTAGTAGCAGACCCTAAAACAGACTCTGGAACACCTCTTTTCCCTGATTCTCACTATGAATCTTTATTGTCTTTGAATGATAATATATATCGTATTGCCGCTGATGCCGCCAGAACAATTGCTTTTTACTATGCAGACAAGGTTTCAGTAAAAGCTGGAACTGTTTCAGTTGAAAATCAGCAAAAAGCTCAAAGATATCAGGCATTAGCCAAGGACTATGACCAAAGAGCCAGAGAAGGCGATGGATATTCAGGCACAAGCTTTTTGGTCGCTTATGGTCAGCCTGTTTTTACAGGCGTTTCATTGTCTGAAATGGATAGTGTTCAGTCTGACCCAGATAGATACCCTTCTTCTTTTTATCTTGGTGTAGAGGATAACGACACTGACTTTTTAGGCGGAGATTAATATTATGGCAGATTTATCTGTTATGCAAGATTTAATTGATGGTGTTTCAGATGCAATGGATGTTTTTGGAAAGCAGGTAATTTTAAGGTCTTTTGTTCTATCTGGGCCGAGTTATAACCAGACAAAAACACCTGTTGATACAAATATAAGAGCAATACAGATTGATTTTGAAGCTAAAGACAGAGACGGTGTTGTTGTAACAAGCAGAGACACAAGATATATGATTGAATCAAAGGATATCAACGGCAATCTTATTGACCCTAATATGTCAATGAGGTTAGTCGACGACAAAGAGTATAATATCAAAAATATTGAAAAAACCAAACCTGCTGACACTGCAATTATGTATGTGCTTCATGTAGGGATATAGAAAGGAATTTTAATTATGGATTTTCTAACACCAGAAATCATAGCTTATTTTATAACCGCAATTATTGGAGTGGTTGGAAGTGTTTTCGGAACGAAATATGCGGCAATAAAGAAAGTGTTTAAAGTTATCATTGATGCTGCTGAAGATGAGAGAATCACTCCGGAAGAGGTGCAGAAAATAATTTTAGCTATAAAAAGCTTAAAGCTTTAGATTTTGTGGCTGAATTATTATGTCTGATTTTTCTAAGCAAATTAAAGCATGGACAGAAAAAGCAAAGGGCAATATGGAAAAAGTTGCTCAGCTAACTTGTTCTGAATTGAGTGAAAAGGTTGTTATGCGAACACCTGTTGATACAGGCAGACTCCGTGGTAATTGGCAACCATCTATCAATCGAATACCTAATTCAAGCTTATTGAGAACAGATAAGTCAGGCATAAATACTCTTTCAAGGATTAGTGCATCAGTTAAAAAATTAAAAACAGGCGATACTTTTTATTTAATCAACAATCTTGTTTATGCTCAGGTTGTCGAGTATGGATTATATCCAAAACTTGTAAAGTATAGAACACATCAGAGAAATCTTAAAGATCCCAAATATGGGAGAATGAGGTCTTGGAGTGGGTTTAGTACGTTAGCACCAAATGGAATGGTTCGTGTAAGTATTAATGAGTTTAATCAAGTTGTAAGAAAAGCTGTCAAGGTGATAGGTTAATGGCTACAAACATCACTCAAAAAATATACTCAGGTATTTTCAACTTTATTGAAACAAACAAAGCTTTATTGCCTGTGTTATATTTTCCTAACAATGATATCTCAGACATTCCTGAAGATGAGCATATATTGATTGATATTATGCCTTCTAATACAAATTCATTAGGTGTTAGTGACCTTGATTATCATTCTGGAATAATTCAGTTTTTAATTAATGTGAAAGCTCGGACTTATTCAATTCGTGCTTCTGAAATTGCTGATATTGTTCTTAATTTGATGAAAAGAAATACAAGAATAGATTATGAGGATATAAGAATAAATATAAATAAAACTGGTTCTGTTTCTCCACCTATGCCTAATTTTGATTGGTATGCAGTGGCTGTAACAATACCATATAATGTAATAGTGAAGTAAATGGAGGTAATATGGCTGTAATAACAGAAACTCTTCTAACAGGTACAGGTGCAAGAGAGGTTATTGAAACAACTCTTGGAGCGTCAGACACATTAACATTCAAATCCGGTTCGAATCAGGTTTTAACGATAAGAAATGATACTGCCGGAGCTATAACACCAAATATTGTTGCTGGTAGTGCAACAACTGTTTCAGTATCTGGCTATGGTTCAGTTGATGTTTCAGGAGGCTACACAACTCCAAGTATTGCCGTTGGAGAAACATTTGGTATTCCTTTGGATTCAATAAGAAAATATTTGTCAGGGGATGTTGTAACTGTAACTGGTGGTGATGGGGCTATTGCCACACTAACAGGATATTAATAAATATGAATAAAAATGGAGGGGATATATTATGTCAACCCAGAGCTTAGCAGGTGCTTCGCTTGCAATATCAGCAGGTCTTCCAGCTACTGAAGATTCAACTGGATATGATGCACTAACATATTCTATTGTTGGTGAAATAACAGATATGGGTACAATTGGAGCTGAAACAAACCTTGTTTCTTATACTCCGGTTGCGACTGCAATTGTCAACAAAAGAAAGGGTTCTAAGAATTACGGTTCTCAGTCTGTAACTGTTGTTCTTGACGATGAGGACACCGGGCAGATGCTTTTTGAAACTGCCGCTGAATCACAAGATGTTTATTCTTTCAGGGTAACACTAAATGACGGCGCAAAGATTTACTACCAGGGTTTAATTATGGGTTTCCCAATCAACCTTGGAACTGTTGATGATATGGTTCAGGTAACAGTTCCTATTGAAGTTGATTCTAAAATAGTTAGAGTTGCAGCACCTTAATTCTAAAGAGGGGTTTTAACCCCTTTTTATTTTTTTAAAACATTATTTTTAAGAGGTTAATATGGATTTTGCAAAACTAAGTGTTAAAGATGAAACCTTTTGCCATCTAAGGCATCCGGCTACCGATGAATTTCTTTATACTGAAGAAAAAGAGCCTGTTGGTTTTAATGTTGCAGGAATAGACTCGGATAAATACAGAAAAGTTCAGGCTGATATTTTGAGGGGTGAAAACAATTTCAAAAAGAAAATAACTCCTGAAAAAGTAGAGCATATGAACCTAAAGCAGGTTATAGGATGCGTTATTGAGCCTGTTAATATTGTTGAAAATGGTTCTAAGATCAAAGATGATTTTGAAAGTCTAAAATCTTTTTTTGAAAAATACAGATGGGTTTATGAGCAGCTTTTAGAATTTATTAATGATAGAACTAATTTTTTGTAGAATCGGCAAGGGCATTGAAGCAATATGTTGAATATTTAGGATGGTTACATGCGATACCTGAAAAAACAAATAAAAGCAGGTATGAAACAATGTGTCGTGGGAGTGAAGAGCCTGATTTAGATATGCCCGAATTAAAAGGATATGATTATTTAATAGATTGGCTTTATGATTTGGGTTTTAGTATGCAATCTCCTATGGGCGAAATGCCTTTGCCGATATCTGAAATTTATTCATGGGGTGAAAAGATTGATATAACTCATTTTGAAGCTAAAACATTAAGAGATTTATCACTTTGCTATTTAAACATGAAAAATCAAGCTGTTAAAACAAATTGCCCTAAACCTTGGATATCTGAAAGAGAAAGATCGGCTAAATTGATTGATAAAAAGATCCTATCTTTCTTTAAACAATATGAGGAGTCAAGAAAATGACAGATATTGCACAATTAGGCTTTAGTGTCGATACCAAGGCTTTGGAAAATGGCGCAAAGAAGATGAAAAGCTTTGAACAGCAATCTGACAGCCTTGATAAGACATGGACTAAATTGTTTGAAAAATTGGATAAAATCTCAACATTGTTGGAAAGATATTCAAAAATATCTGATAAGGCTACAAAAACAACAAAAACATTGTCTGAATCCACAAATAAAACAGCAAATTCATTTAAAGATTTCACATCATCTTTGAAATATTTAGGTGTTATCAATGCTAAGGTTGAAAATGGATTAAATGCTTTTGCCAAAGCGATGCTTGTAAATATCAAATTGTACAATAAAACCGTTGATGCAATCAATAGCGTAAAAAAAGCAAGCCAGAGCTTGTTGTTGGGCTTAAAAAAAATGATAGGACTTTTTTTTAATTTAAAAAGTGTTCTTATTGGGCTTGGATTTGGATTATTAGCAAAAAACTTTTTAGATGCAGCAGCAAGCGCTGAGAGATTGAGAATAAGGCTGGACGCATTTACAAAAGGTCAAGGTGCTGAATATTTTGACAAATTGAACCAATGGGCTGCTTTGTTACCTGTTAACACTGAAGAAGCTGTTCAGGTTTTTACAAAGCTTCAGGCTTATGGATTAGAACCAACAACCAAACTAATGACAACGCTTGTTGACACTGTCACAGCTTTAGGCGGTGAGGCTGATTCTTTATCAGGTATTGCAAGGG